GGAGATGTAGTAGAAGCACTCGTCGGGTAATGCCCGGAGATAGTCGGCAGGGAAGGGCATGGAGCAGCGGTTGAGGAAGTCAACGGTGGTAGGCAGATTGAAGTAGAGGGTTCCTCGAGCTTGGGCAAAGTCATAATTCAAGCACAGCTCTTCCAGCACGATATTCAGCAGCTCGCCAGCCTGCACCGTGAAGCCGGGAACCCCAGCTTCCGATGCAGCTCGCTGGCAGATCTGCTGCGCTGTGAGAGCCATTCATATCACTTATGCGGCGTGGGCTTTGGCGGTGGTGTATAGATCGGCTGCTCAGGTGTCCCACCCGCAGGCTCATCGATCTCAGGCGGCGTACCGACAGGCTGGTCATGCTCCGTCAAATTGCCAACCGCTACGAACGAAATCGTCTTGTCGGCAGTCACCCCAACGATCTTCACGCTATGCACCTTCATGTGATCCTCCATTCAACTTCTGTAGGATACGGTCACGCTGCGTTTCCATGGTCTCCAGCTCCTGCCGGTGCCGCTCCTGCATGCCCGCATTGTCCTGCAGATACTTGGCTTCGTTCCCGGTAGGCCGATAACCACCACGCCGACCGCTGTTCTCCCAATGGGCACGATACTCTTCATCCTTGATCCTGCGATCCTCCATCAGCTTGCCGTACTGCTTGGTCAGATGCGCGATGTTTCGCTCCAGCTCCTCCAGCTCATTGCCCCATTGCAGGCGCTGCGCCGCCCGTCCCATCTTGTCCAGCAGCTCGTTCATATCCTTATCAGGACAATCACGAACGATGTATGACGTCAGGCCGATCTGCTTCTTATCGGAAATTCTTACGTCGAATTGGACTTGCAGGGCTATTTCTTTTGCTACCGGTTGCTCGGTTTGAGCAGGTGGGGTATCCACTATCAACCTCCAAGAATGGCCTTTGCGCTTTGGTTGGCATGGGCGCGGGTCAGTACAATACCACGAGGGCGAGACCGACCAGCAGGCTGATGATAAAAGGCACGATTAGCTCCGCCAACATCATCCTCGTGGTTCCACGCTCGCTGCATGATCTCTCGTAACGTCTCGCATTTGTGCTTTGGCTCTCGGTAGGTGTAGGCATGCAGATATTCCACCCCGTCGATCAGGATATGAAAGGCATGGCCGGGCAGATCAATGATTATGTCCTGCATCTCCTCTGACTTGATGTGCTTGGATCGCGCAGTGCGCAACGCCTTCTGGAAGAATGCCTCTTCCTCCTGCGTCTTGATCTCCTTGCCTACCTGCTCCTCCGCGCGCTTGATGACCGCCGCTTTCTCCTCGTCATTGAGCGAGCAGTTGTCGATACGGTCCAAGAACCGCTGCGGGATCGGTGGTGTCGGCTTCACGAATGCACCCAATTGCCATTGGCGGCGCAGTCGGCCGACAGCAGGATCGGCCAGCCGGTCACCGCATCAAGCCCGATGAAATCCCCATACTTGCAGATCAGCACGCCGCGACCAGGAACAACCAGGGTGCCCTTCTGCGTATAAGCGCCATTGACCAAGTTGCGCGGCTGGCCCGTCAGCAAGGCGGCGTTGACCATAGGGATGTCCGACTTGATGGCTTGGATCAGCGCCGTGTTGGCGGCGCTGGCATCCTCGTCCACGCCGACCTGGAACCCACCAAGGATGGTGGTTGAAGTCGTACCGAGCGTTCTCAGTGCCATTATCCACCACCGGTCAAGAACCCATTCATCCGCCCCAGATTGGCATTCATCTGCGTCGACAGATCGGTCGTCATCGAAGTCAGCAATGACGTGATGTCACCCGCTGTCAACGCCGTGCCGGTACCACTGCCGCCAATAAATGGCGATACGGTATCGAAGAAAGCCAGGGTCTGTGATGGACCCGAGCCGCCCACACCACCACCCAAAGGAGATAGCTGACCGGACATGGGACCAATGCCCGGCGGTATCTGATCGATCCACGCTTGATAGCGAATTCTCCAGGCCATTGCGTCCTCCTTATCCGAAGGTCAGGTTGAAGGCCGAAGTGCTCTCCAGCCGCATGGCGAACTGTTGGTTCTGGATGAGTGTTCCATAGAAGCACTTCCAACCGACAATTCTCAATTGATTGAGCGGATCAGACTTGTCGCCCTCTTTCAGGTAGGTGAATTTCACGTCATCCAGCTTGATCTGCCCATAGGCACCACGGCCAAAGATGAAGGTGGGATAGACCGTAACGCCGGTAGCCGGGGCTGCGGGCGGCACCTGCGCCGTGCCGATGCCGGTGATAACCACGGTCTGCCCCGGCGCGAGCTGCGTTGCCTGCCCCTGCATCGGCCCAACGGTGGGACCGGCAGTCGTAAGCCCAAGATTGACCGGGCTGGTGGAGCCGGGCTGCGATACGTAGACGTTGAAAGTGTAGCCGGTCAACGCCGGCAGCACCACGGAGATGGTGCCGTTGGCACCCACGACAAGGCCGGTCTGCACCTGATAGATGCGGCTTTCGAACTGGTTCTGGTTGTCAGAGGCGGTCACCTGCACCGCATAGGTACCGGCAGTCAAGTTGCCACCGCCGGCTGCGGTTGCCGTGATCACGGCTACCCCGACGAAGGAAGGCACGAGGTTCGACATGCAGAAGCGGATCCCGGACCACTCCCCCAGCTCGTAATTGTACAGCCGGTTGATGTCCGAATATGACCACGCCTGATTGACCGCCGAGTTCTCGCGGAAATCGCCGGCCACGAACGGATGCAGGACCGCCACGTAATGCGGCATGGTGCGCGGATTGGACGAGGCCCGCGCGCCGCCGGCACTGGCATCTATCTTGGTATCGGTCATCTCATCGCCATCGAAGCGCGGAGCACCGAGCGTCAGCAGCATGGAGAATGCCCGGTTCATCTCATGGATGTTGATCACGTCGCCGGTCACCAGCGAGGCTCGTGATCCACGCGAGTTGACGAAATTGACCTGAGTGAAGCCCATCAGCGCATTGAAAGTATTGCGCTCCAGGGTTTCCGAGACCTGCAGGCCGGTCAGCTCGACAGCTTTCTTGAACAGGGGATGCTTGATCGTGAGTTCCGCAACGTCCGTGATAGTGATCTTGTCGCCCCATTGAAGCGCCGTCGCTGATACTTGCTGAATTGTGAGCAATTCGCCAGCAGGAGGCACGCCCTCCGACAAAGGAGCAAATGGGAGAGGGACACGTTGATAACGGGTGGCCGTGTACGTCGCTCCACGACCCTTCGGTAGCTCGAGCGGATCACCAAACTGATACACGACGAGCTGGCGACGGACCAGGGGGAGGGTCTTGTCTGCGATGTACTGCTCAACATCAGCCTGGAACGATGAAACGGTGTTGACGGCCATGACCTAACCTCGGGTGCTAGAGTGGCTGGCCGACAAGCCTGTCCTCCAAAGTGTTGCCACGACGTGGTTCACGGCGAGCTACCGTGCTGTCACTCCCGGCATTTGCCGGACGTGTCGTTGCATTACGCACGCGCGCCTCCGCAGCCTTACGCTGCGCGCCTCCATTCGCTTTGAACTTCAGCATGGCATTCTCACCTATCAGGTAGGCAAGAATAACCTCACGCGGCGCATTCGAGCCGTTCTTGCGCATCTTGACAAGCTCTTGCTCAATGCGCTCCGCGTGCTTCTTGGCGACTTGCGTATTGCCCCACGTCATCTCGAAGGAAGTCTTGTCGGACTGATCCGTGAGCCGCATGTCGCTTTGGGCATTCCGCCCAAGCAACTCAGTTCGCAGCTCCTTGATGTCTTCCTGAATGCGCTCTTCCGCATTCATATTATCACGCCGTTCGCGCCGCTGGATCTCCGTCTCGTGTGGCTCCTGCCTGCTGCTCTGCGCCCGGACATAATCGTCAAAACGCTGAATGGCATCATTCAGGTTCTTGCGTAGGTCCCGGTTCTCATTGGCAAGAGTTTGGATCCGGCGTGATCCTCGTGCCTCTTCACGCGCAGCAACAGGCTCTTCCTGATCGTCCGATGGTGCAGGCGGCTCTACGGCCTCATCCTCACCCTTCGGCTCGTCTTCAGTTGGCTCCGACTGATCGTCTTGAGGCTGCTCAGTGTCGATATCATCAAGATTGATGTCGTCATCGTCACCAATGCGAGGCATGGTCAGCTACTCCCAGGCGGTTACGTCCGCAACCCGAAAGCCCCTTACGCGGGGCAAGTCGCTGATCGGCAAAAATACTTCACATCGGTTTACCTGTCAAACGTCCCTCACGCCTACGCTTATCGCGTGTTTCATAGCGCCCCTGCGTCGGACCTTTCGACAGTGTATTGGGCGGCATCATCGGATGCGACTTCGCATGCTTGACCCGCTTCGTGCTTCCACTCTTCCTTGCCAT